AAGGCGCAGACCGACGCAGCCATCAACGCCGCACTGGCCAACTACTACACCAAGGCACAGGCCGACGAAGCCGTCACGGCGGCCATAGCCACAGCCCTTGCCGCCTACTACACCAAGACGGAGGTCAACACCCTGCTCGACACCATCCGTCAGAGCGTGACCGCCGAGACGAATGCCCGTACCGATGCCGACGCCACCCTGCGCGGACTGATTCAGCAAGTGAGCACGTCGCTGGTGAACTACTACCTGAAGACCGAGACCTACTCCAAAGCCGAGGTGCAGCAGCTGGTGGACAATGTGCGCCAGTTCCAGTACAAAGTTGTGACCACCCTGCCACAGCCGACTGCCGACACCGTGGGATGGATATACCTCGTGCCAGGCTCGCACACCGAGACGCAGAACGTGAAGGAGGAGTACATCACCATCCTCGAAGGCTCATCCTACAAGTGGGAGCACATCGGTTCGACCAACGTTGACCTCTCCGGCTATTCTACCACCCAGGAGATGAATGCCGCCATCGCGTCGGCTCTCGCATCCTACTACACCAAGACGCAGGTAGACGAGATGGTGCAGACCATCAACACCGCCATCGGTCAGAAGCAGGACACCATCAGCGACCTCGCTGCCATACGCAGCGGTGCGGCAGCAGGTGCAACGGCCCTGCAACCAGCAGCCCTCAACCCCTACTACACCAAGACTGAAACGGACAACCTGCTGGGGCAGAAACAGGCAGCCATCACCGACGGCGCACAGATTGGTCTCGGATTCGGTGTGAGCAGCGAGGCGGCAACGGTGCAGGCTCGCACGGCGACCATCGCCAGCTTCATCCTGCTGAAGAACATGCCGGTGAGCATTCGTTTCACCAACGCCATCAACGTCGTTGGCGCGACGCTCAACATCTCATCGACGGGAGCCAAGCCAATCCTGATAGAGGGTGCTGCCCTCCAACCGGGCGTGGTGAAGACTGGCAACGTGGTGACACTCATCTACGACGGCACGAACTGGAACATCGTGGAGATACTGAACGTGCTCAACGCTGCCTCCGGCCTCTCAGTAGACATGGGACTTCCCAGCGGCCGTCTGTGGGCCATCGCCAACATCGACGTGACCAAGCAGAGCGGATTCGCCGAGGTGGACGGCAAGCCTTCGCCATTCATCTATGAGTGTACGTTCTTCTCATGGGGCAACACTGAGGGACACAACCCCACCAGCACGTCAGCCTTCGACTACGACTGGGGAACCGCCAACGACGGCCCATACGCCCAGACACCGGGCGCACAGTTGACCGCCAACGCAGGACTGTCGTTCGATGCTGCCCGTGCCATCCTCGGCGCGCCGTGGCGCGACCCATCGACGGAGGACTTCGCCGAACTCTTTGCTAACATCGACTACGTGCAAGCCGACGGCGAGACCGTCATCGACGCATCGCAGACCAATAAGCTGGTAACGGTGAACAGCATCGTAGGCATCTACCTGAAGTCGAAGATTAACGGCAGGCTGCTCTTCTTCGCCTGCAGTGGCTACGGCCACGGGGAGGCTTGGCGCGACCGAGGCTCGTACGGCTACTACTGGTCTCGTTCGCTCGACTCGCAGACCTACGGCAGGTACCTGGACTTCGACAGTGGCGGAGTCAGCCCGCAGGACTTCAACGATCGGGTCTACGGCTTCGCCCGCAGGGCAGTGCAGTAACTAATCTTTACCCCCCCGTCTCTTTCCGGTCTTGACGCTAAAGGCCGCGTCAGCGGCCAAAGGCGGCAAGGCGGGAAAGAGCGACCAAGGTGGCGAAGATAAGCGAAAATCAAGAAACGCAAGAGACAATGGCAAAAATAGCAGACGTACTCGCAACGGAGCGCAACCGACAACAGCCGACGGAGTGGAACAAAATCCACCTCTTCCAGATGGGCGATTTTTATCGCGCTTATGAATGGTCGGCATGGCTCATCGTCGCCATCACCTACAGCGACAAGGTGCGTCATCAGCAACAGGGCGACCGCAAGCCGCTCAAGGTGAGCAAGAAGACGCTCGCCAGCGGAGGCAGCGACTTCTGCTTTGTAGGATTCCCTATCAAGTCGTTGGAGAAGTTCGTACCCGAACGGACGGACTTCACCTCGACCGAAGAAAAGCACATCGTCGTCACCATTCAGTTGCCACAGCCAACCGACGGCACCGAGGTAACATACGAGCGTCTGCACGAAGCCTTCCAGAAGTGGCGCGACGGCATCCTGCTATCAGCCAAGCCCGACGACATCGACGCCGACGGCAACAAACTGCCACCGGCGAAGAAACCGGCAAAAACCGCCCCGACAGCTGCGGCGCAACAACAGTCAGCAGCACAGCAGCCACCGGGCGGCATCCTCTCACAACTCCTGGCATACAGGCTCGAGGCCCACACCGACAACGACAACCGTCAGTTTATAGCCAGCCTGCAACACCAGATAGCATCCATCCTATAATTATTAACCCACGAAGGCGGCATTGCGATGCCAGTACCTATACAAAGACAGTGACACAGCGCAGGGTAAAGATTAGTTCATAGGTTGCCCGTCATACCGCCGTCGGCGGCGTGAAAAAACAAAGACAGACAGCGGCTACCGCTTCACAGTCTCCGCAGTCCGATCGTATAAGGTGGCAACCGACCCCAAAGCACATCAGGGCGCAGCAGTCCTCCGGCTCATGGAGCAGGCTGCTCTTCTTCGCCTGCAGTGGCAACGGCAACGGGCAGTCTTGGAACAACCGAGGCTCGAACGGCAACTACTGGTCTCGTTCGCTCAACTCGCAGACCAACGGCAGGAACCTGAACTTCAACAGTGGCGGAGTCAACCCGCAGAACAACAACAATCGGTTCAACGGCTTCGCCCGCAGGGCAGTGCAGCACTCATCACTACACCGGCTGACACCTTTCTCTGGTACAGTTCACACGGCAACCAATCGCATGATGAAAGCCGCCTTCATTTTTTATCATTACAATGTCAGAAACCATCATTCAGCCTTCACCAACAGCCCCTACGGGCTACAGGCTCACACGCCAGCAACTGCTCTACGACCTCTATGTGGCCTTCTACGATGCCGCAAGGCACAAGCACAAGATGTCGTATGTGCAGAAATTCGAGGCGAATCTGGCAGAGAATCTGAATGATTTGTGCGATGACCTATTGACAAGGCGGTACGAGGCGCAACCCTCTAAGTGCTTTCGTTGTCAGCTATCCCAAGAAGCGCGAGGTATTTGCGGCTATGTTCCGCGACCGCATCGTGCATCACCTCTACTTTCGCTATACTCACCAGCTGTTTGAGCGCACCTTCATTGCCGACTCCTATTCGTGCATCGAGGGACGCGGCACCCACTACGGCATCAGCCGACTGCGCCACCACATCCGCCAAGCCACCCACAACTGGCAGCAACCAGCCTATGCCCTGTCGCTCGACATTCGCGGCTACTTCATGCACATCGACCGCCAACGCCTGCTGAAGATAGCCACCGCTTCACTCCTGAATATGAGCACCCACCGCGTCGGCTGTTCCGTAGGTTGCGATGCCATCGAAACCATCCCCAGCAGCATCATCATCACCCCATCCACCACCTGGGCCGACATCCGCGACTTCGACTTCATTCTTTGGCTCACAGAACAAATCGTGATGCTCGACCCGATGGCACACTGCCAGATAGTGGGCGACCTTCACGACTGGGACGACATCGACCATGCCAAGTGTATGCGCTTTGTGGAGCCGGGGCTTGCCCTGCCCATCGGTAACCTCACATCTCAACTATTTAGCAACGTCTATCTGAACCCCTTCGACCAGTTCGTGAAGCGCGACATCCTGTGCCGACACTACGGCCGATATGTCGATGACTCCACGCAGATAGACCCCGACCGCGACTGGCTGCTGGCACAAGTGCCCCGTGAGCGCGAGTTCCTGGCCGACGAACTGGGCTTGCAACTCCACATGGGTAAACTCCACATACGTGAGGTGCATCAGGGCGTGGAGTTCCTGGGCGCATTCCTGAAACCCTACCGCGACTATGTGAGCCGACGTACGCTGGAGCGAATGACAGCCCGCATCCAATCGCTCGACCTGCACGACGAAGAGAAAGCACAGCGCACAATGGATTCCTACCTCGGCATCCTCTCCCATACAGCCAGCCGACACATTGCCATCGACCTCGGACTGGCGAGTAAACCCCTGGTCGCATAACGGGCGAAGGGTAAAGTAATCATAAAAAGTTTGGAATTATGAAAGTAAACGGACTCAAGACCGACTTTGCGCCTGTGCGCACCGAGGGTACGCAGATAGTCATCTGCTACGGACTGAATCAAGTGGAAGGCGATCTCTACGAGTGGCACGAGGTGACACTTAACAAGGCATCTACCAACGCCCTGACCCTCGACATCGTGAAGACTGCCATCCTGAACGACATCAACAGCCGCGTGAAGACAGCCATCATCAGCGGATTCGTATGGAACGAGAAGCCCGTGTGGCTCTCTGAGGAGAACCAGCTGAACTTCTCGCAGGCAGTCGTGCCCGCCACGTTGAAAATCGGCGAACAGGCAGACGGCGCACCCATCTACGAGACCTTCGACACAAAGACGGACCTCAAAGCCTTCAACGAGGCTTGCACTCTATGGAAGCAGCAGTGCTTGTCCGAAGGCTACAACGAGAAAGACAGCATCGACTGGTCACCATACGAGCAGCTATTCCCCGAACAGACCAAAACTGAAACGACTGAGTAAATGGCGTATTCATCTGGATTCCTCAAAGACCGCGTGACCATCCTCAACCGCAAGGAGGCACAGCAGGGCAAGTTCGGACTCGACTCGGCTGGCATCGAGTGGGAGATAGCCGCCTGCGGCATCCACGCCAACGTCGATTGGCAGAAGGGCAAGAGCGGCATGACCGCCGGTGCGCTCGATGCCTACGGCGTGAAGATTGTGCGTATGCGCTGGAACAATATCGTGACTGAACGCTCCCGTATCCAGTGGCATGGCAAGACGTACCAGATACTGCCGGAGACCTTCAACGCTTGCCGACAGGAGAACACCATCCAGTTCCTCTGCCAGCAGATTGTGAATGACAAGTAGTGCTCCGTTCGTGTGCCGTGCGGTTCGCCCGCACGGAGTAACCCCCAACCCCACATTCGCCCGAAAAGAAAAACGAGATAACTATGGAATTATTTGGTAGCAACTTTAACCTATTCCGCACCCGAACCCGCGAGGCCGACCCGTCGGCAAAGCCCGTGCCCGGCGTACCCGTGACGACCGACCCGAACCATCCGAGCAATCAGGAGGTGAAGGGCGGCTCCTATCAGGAGCGCATCGTTTATGCCCGGAGCCCGGAAACGGCATGTACCGTGTCGGCAGTCTATCGCGCCACCAAACTGCTGGGCGACACAATGTCCGTGATGCCCGTGCAGTACCGCAAGAAAGACTTCGAGGGCGGCAACTTCGTGCTCGACATGCGCGGACTGGGACGGCGCATCAACTACCTGTTGCAGGAAGAGCCGAACCCAATCATGACTGCCACCGACATGTGGCGACTGGTGGAGATTAACCGCCTGATGTTTGGCAATGCCTTCGTGTATATCGAGCGCGACGAGTTCGATTTCCCGTCGGCTCTGTGGCTCGTCAAGCAGTGCGGCTACAACATCAACACCGCGACCTATGCCAGCATCGTGTATCTCACGGACCACGGCTACATGGAGAGGGCCAACGTGCCAGCCAAGGACGTGATGCACTTCCCCAACACGTTCCGCTATCCGAACGGCTGGGGCATCCCCACCATCAAGTATGCCTACGACACGCTGACGCTCAACAAGACGCTCTCGAAGCAGGCTCTCGACACCGCCGCAAAGGGTGGCCGCGTGAAGGGCTTCATCTCTGAGCAGGCACCGCAGGCTGGCTATTCGCCCATCTCTCAAGGATATTTCGACCCTGATCAGACCAAGCAGTATGCCAAGGAAATCAACAACGAGGTGTATCAGCAGGACATTGTGAGTCTGCGAGGGCTCGACAAGTTCACGCCCACCAGCATGACTGCCCAGGACATGCAGATGATAGAGCAGGCCGCCATGACCTACGACGACATCGCCCGCTTCTGGGGTGTGCCCCGTCCGCTGCTGATGCTCGACACCAACTCGCACTACAACGACTATCAGAACGCCACGATGGAGTTCCACACCCGT